ATTCTGGAACACAATTCAACTTATTTTTGCAGGCATCGGCGGTTGGCTGGGTTATTTTCTCGGAGGCTGTGATGGCTTACTCTATGCTCTTATAGCCTTTGTTGTCATTGACTACATCACCGGCGTCATGTGTGCCATTGCCAACCACACGCTTTCTAGTGAAGTTGGCTTCAAGGGAATCTGTAGAAAGGTTTTGATTTTCCTGCTCGTTGGCATTGCCAATATTCTCGATATTCATGTCATCGGCTCTGGCAGTGTGCTTCGTACTGCAGTCATCTTTTTCTACATTTCCAATGAGGGCGTCAGCTTGCTTGAAAATGCCGCACATCTCGGCCTTCCGATCCCTGAAAAAATCAAAGTTGTATTAGAACAGCTTCACGACAGAAGTGCAAAGGATGGTGAATAAAATGAAGCTCGTACAATCTATTCTTACAAAGAATCCCTGCTATACTGCAGGAAGAAAAATCACTGTAAAGGGGCTTATGCTCCACTCCGTCGGATGTCCTCAGCCAAGGGCATCCGTTTTCATTAACAACTGGAACAGCCCTAGCTACAATAATGCCTGCGTCCACGGTTTTATTGATGGTAACGATGGCACTGTCTATCAGACACTTCCTTGGAATCATCGTGGCTGGCATGCAGGTGGTGCGGCAAACAATACTCATATCGGTGTTGAAATGTGCGAACCTGCCTGCATCAAATACACCGGTGGCTCTACTTTCACCTGCAGCGACCTTGCAACTGCAAAGGCTTCTGCAAAGAGAACTTACAACGCTGCCGTAGAACTTTTCGCAATGCTCTGCAATCAGTATGGTCTGAATCCTACTGCTGATGGCGTCATCATTTCTCATAAGGAAGGTCATGCCCGTGGCGTTGCCTCCAATCACGGAGACCCGGAACATCTCTGGAGAGGCCTTGGCCTTTCTTACACGATGGCTGGATTTCGCAAGGATGTAAAAGCAGCTATGGGCTCTGGCTCTGCTCCTTCTGATGGAGACACAAAGCAGCCAGCAACTCAGATGTACCGTGTCCGCAAGTCTTGGTCTGATGCCAAGAGTCAGCTGGGTGCTTATAAGGTACTGGACAATGCCAAGAAAAAGGTAGACGCGAATTCTGGCTACAAGGTTTTTGATGCCTCTGGAAATGTTGTCTACCCGGCAGCATCCACACCGGCACCCACTCCTTCCAAGGACACTTCCTATAAGGTTCAGGTCAGCATCGCCAATCTGAATATCCGTAAGGGTCCGGGTACCAACTACGACAGAACCGGTCAGTTCACTGGTAAGGGCATCTTTACCATTGTTCAAGAGTCCAAGGGAGCAGGCGCTACTCTTTGGGGTAAGCTCAAATCCGGAGCTGGATGGATTTCTCTTGATTTTGCAAAGAAGTTATAAGGCACACCTTTTCACAGGGTCTGTGGGAGTTATCTCCTGCAGGCCCTCTTTTTTTTATTTTTGATGGCTCAAAAGCTCACTTCACCTCCATTGGATAGTGAAGGCAGATAATTTTATCTTTTTTCGGCCAAACCGCTATCACGCCTCCATTTAGTAGTGAGGAACTTCCTCAGATTGGAGGCAATTATGCAAGAAAATATCACAACAACCATTCCAGTTTCTGCTGCTCCGAAGCCCATCCAGCAGGCCGATATCGAGCAGGATTATAACTTCTTTCAGGCGCAGAAAGTGGCTGAAAACATGTTGGAGCTTGGACTTATTTCCTTGTCAGAGTTCAACAAATTATCGCTGAAAAATCGTGAGACATTCTCTCCATTTTGGGTGGAGATTATGCCCGAAATCCGTTGATATATAAGGCTTTCAGAGCTAATATGTGACACTAACGAAGGGAGGTGAACTACCGTGAAGAAGGTAACAAAAATCGAAGGTGTACAAAATAATAGCACCCAAAAGAAGAAACTCAGAGTCGCTGCCTACTGCCGTGTTTCAACAGGCAGTGATGCTCAGCTGGAAAGTCTGGAAGCACAGAAAACCCATTATGAGCGATACATCAATTCCCGTGAGGATTGGCAGTTCGCCGGTCTCTACTTCGATGAAGGTATCACAGGCACAAAAGCTGAGAAGCGTCCGGAGCTACTTCGCCTGATTTCGGATTGTGAATCAAAGAAAATTGACTTTGTTATCACCAAATCCATCAGCCGCTTTTCTCGAAACACGACCGACTGCTTGGCACTTGTAAGAAAACTGCAGAGCTTAGATATTCCGCTTTTCTTTGAAAAGGAAAATATAAACACCGGTTCAATGGAAAGCGAGCTCTTCCTTGCCATTCTCAGTAGTATGGCTGAAGGTGAATCCACTTCCATTTCCGAAAACGCCAAGTGGTCCATTAAGCGCCGCTTCCAGAACGGAACCTTCAAGCTGAGCTATACGCCCTACGGCTACGATTGGAATGGAGAAAATATGGTCGTCAATCCAGCACAGGCCGAAATTGTAAAAAAGATATTTGCTGATGTCCTTTCCGGCAAAGGAACTCAGGCTATCGCTGATGAGCTAAATGCAGATGGTATTGCGTCCAAGAAAAACAGCAAATGGACCGCTACTACCATTCGAGCCATCCTTGCCAACGAGAAATATACTGGTGACGTTATTTTTCAAAAGACCTATACCGATGAGAACTTCAATCGTCACATCAATTACGGTGAGGTTGACCAGTACATGGCTCCAGACCACCATGAAGCGATTATCAGCCATGAAGATTTTGACGCTGCCAATGCACTGGTCGCACAAAGAGCTTCTGAGAAAGGTATCGAAAAAGGCAATGGTAAATACCAGCAACGCTACGCATTCTCAGGAAAAATCATCTGCGGAGAATGTGGCGACACCTTCAAGCGCAGGATTCATACCTGCACTACCTACAAGTATGTCGCATGGGCTTGCAATACCCACCTGAAGGATAAGGCCACCTGCGGCATGAAGTATGCAAGGGATGATGAGATAAAAGCTGCATTTATAACGATGCTGAACAAGCTCATCTACGGGCATCGCCTAGTACTTGCTCCTTATCTGAAAGCCCTTGAGAATTCTTCTGGAGATGAAGCGGTACAGCGAATTCAGCACTTGGAGCTTCTTCTGGCCCAGAATAGCGAGCAGCGAGAAACCCTGACAAAGCTGATGGCGCAGGGCTACATCGACCAGATTTTATACAATCAGGAGACAAATGCACTCCTCCTGCAGGCAGAGACTTATCGTTCAGATATCGAAGCAATCACCATCTGCATGACCGGTGACTCAGTAAAGGTTACGGAAACAAACCTGCTGCTCCACTTCGTATCTCATACCGAAATGTTAACAGCCTACAGTGAGGAGCTTTTTGAAAGCTACGCAGACCACATTGAGATTATCGGAAGAAATGAAATCAAGTTTGTGATGAAATGTGGACTGACATTCACAGAAAGGATTGGTGATTAGATGGGCCATACACCCTTTGGCTATCGGATAGAAAACGGTACTGCCGTCATTGACAAGCCTGCTGCCGTAAAACTCCGACAGCTCTATAAGAATTATTTGAGTGGTATGTCCTTATCGAAGGCAGCTGCAGAAGCCGGAATTCCAACCTATCATGGAACCGCTAAGCGATTGATGGAAACAGCCCATTATCTTGGTGATGACTTCTACCCAGCTATCATTGATAAGGATACTTACCAGAAAGCGCAAGAAGAGCGTATACGCCGGGCCACTAAGCTCGGACGGAATAATAAGAAAACACAAATGAGTGAAATACAGATACCTACCCACTTTTATATGAAAGACGGTGTTGCCTTACATGATAACCCCGTCAGACAAGCGGAATACCTGTACAGCCTCATAGAAAGTGAGAGTCAATAATGGGAAATGTAATGCTGATTCCTGCGAGACGCCAAGTTGGAAGTAACGCTCGCAAGAAGGAAGAAGAAAAACCGAAGCTCCGAGTCGCAGCGTACTGCCGTGTCAGTACAGACAGCGATGAGCAGGCTACCAGCTATGAAGCTCAAGTAGAACACTATACAGAATATATTCAGAAGAACCCGGATTGGGAATTCACCGGAATCTATGCCGATGACGGTATATCCGGCACCAACACAAAAAAGCGTGAAGAATTCAACCGCATGATTGATGACTGCAAGGCCGGTAAAATTGATATGATTATTACCAAGTCTATCAGCCGATTTGCCCGAAACACTCTGGACTGTCTGAAATACATCAGAGAACTCAAGGGCATGAATATTCCGGTCATATTCGAGAAGGAATCCATAAACACAATGGATGCCAAAGGAGAAATCCTAATCACCATCATGGCATCACTGGCCCAACAGGAATCACAATCCTTGAGCCAGAACGTGAAGATGGGCATCCAGTTCCGCTATCAGCAAGGCAAAGTGCAAATCAACCACAACCGCTTCCTCGGTTACACAAAGGATGCCAAAGGCAACCTTGTCATTGACCCGGAACAAGCAGAAATTGTAAAACGCATTTATCGAGAATACTTGGAAGGTCTCAGTATGGATAAGATTGCAGCCGGTCTGGAGCGTGACGGCATTCTCACCGGAGCAGGCAAAGCTAAGTGGCATACCAGCACCATCAACAAGATTCTCCGAAATGAAAAATACATCGGTGATGCCCTTCTCCAGAAGACCTACACCACCGACTTCTTGAATAAAACCAGAGTCAAGAACAACGGCCTCATGCCTCAGTACTATGTGGAAGGTAACCACGAAGCCATTATTCCGAAGGAAATCTACCTGCAGGTTCAGGAAGAACTGGTCCGCAGACGAGTGGTCAAGACCAGTGCCAATGGTAAGAAGCGCAGCTACAGCTGCAACCACTGCTTCTCGCAAATCGTCATCTGCGGCGAATGCGGCGAAATGTTCCGTAGGCTCCACTGGAACAATCGAGGTGTCAAGTCCATCGTCTGGCGCTGCATCAGCAGACTGGAATCAACCGGACTGGAATGCCACGCCCGAACCATCAATGAGCTGTTCCTTCAGGATGCCGTCGTCAAAGCAATCAACCAGATGCTTGGAGACAAAAGTAGCTATCAGGCACAGCTGCAGCTTAATATAGCCTCGGTTATCCGAGCTTCACAAGCCACTTCCGTTGAAAACATCGATGAGAAGCTGATGGCCTTGCAGCAAGAGCTTATCCAGAAAGCTCAGAGCAAAGAAGTCTACGATGAGATTGCCGATGAGATTTTCAGACTCCGAGAACTCCGACAGCAGACCACCGTTGACACGGCTGCAAGAGATGAGCAGATAAAGCGAATCAACGACCTGCAAGATTACATCTCACAGCAGAGCACACATCTTACCGAGTTCGATGAATCACTGGTGCGACGCTGGGTCAAACAGATAACCATCTGGGATGACCGAATCACCGTTGAGCTTAAATCCGGTGTCAGCATCGATGTTGATGCATAACTTCATAGACGCACGAAACCCTCCTGACCATGATGGCCGGGAGGGTTCTTTGGTTTACTTTGAACTATGAATTTCTCAATTTAA